GACTTTACCGTTAACAATGCAGAATTTGCAAAGGATGCAAGTGTATCGACGTTAGTTACTGGACAACCTTTTGGTTGGAATAACACAGGGTATGTTCTTTCTGATATGGTAACGACGGGTGCAGTACGTAATAGACCAATAATAGTTTTCAAAAATGGTACTGCTAGTACTGTCGAAATTGACGTCGCAGTTTTTATCGGAAATTAAAATGGCACAAGAATTTACAATAAATTCTACTGCTATTGAGGATAAAATTAACCAATTATTGCCGTCTCAAGGTGGATTTCAACCTGGAGTAGACTTTTCAGCATCGACGATGGTCATACCTATTGTTGATTTGACAGAAACGGCTGAAGGATCAGATGTCCAGGTTAATTTACAAACTGCATTAAGTCTAAATTCTATAACAACCTTTAGTGTGCAGAATGCAACTAACACTACATTAATAAATACTACAGGTTATTACAGAATTTTCGGTACATATGGCGGTATTGCCTCTGGATCTGCTAGTATGAACCTTACAGATGGCACTACAACTAAAAATTTGTTTCTTTATGATTCTGGTAGTGGTGGTGGTTTGTCAAATAACTTTGATTTTGTAATTTTCTTGCAAGCTGGACAGAGTTTGAGAGCAACTTCGTCAGCAGATGTTAAAATTAATGGAAATACTCGTCAAATAGCAGACTTATCTGGTAATTTAGTACAACCTTTATAAACAACCAAAATTTTTCACTTTTCTTTTTATTTTTCAGGTACTTATATGAGTTGTCCACAGGTTAACTGTGGATAACTTCTAGATTCTGCAACTGTAAAGAATTTCTTTAATTTTTTTCAGTGTAGAATCCTAAATGTCTTTGTTCTTGGTTTACCAAGGACGAAGTCCTATTATATAAAACATTTTTTACTTGTCAAATCACATTTTATTACATAAACTACAATTATGCATCAGGTTTTATTATATTCTAGTTTATCCATTGCTATATTAGCGTTGTTTTTTGCTGTCTACGCGGGCGTACGCGTTGGGCAGATGATACAAGCGTCCAAAGACTTAGATTGGACAGCAGTTGCAAATCTAACTGGAGATATCGCCAGTACTAAGAAAACAATTCAAACGCTGAATAATAGAATAAATGGAATGCATTCCCCCAAATTAGCGGATCAAGAGCTGATGCTACAATTATTACAGAATAAGGAAAAGGCTAAACCTAATGGACATATGACAAATTCTGTGGGCAAATGGGTCTAAGTTCCATAATAAGCCGTGTTATACCGATTGCAATCGGAGCTGCAACAGGTGGGCTACCGGGAGCAGCAAGTGCGGCGATGGCTACAGAGTCACAAAAGAGGCAAGAAAGATCAATTAAAAGGCAAATTAACGCAGAGAACACAGCATTAAGAAAGGCAAATAATATGGATCCATATTTACAAAGTTACACAGGTGGCACAAGCGTGACCACACCTCCAAGAGTTACCACACAAAACGCTGGTTTTGGCAGTTCTTTTGGTACTTTCTTAGGTGATGTAGGTAGAAATATACTAAGTCCAATAGGAAACATATTTTCCAGTCCAGCTCTTACACCGTTTATTTCTGCACAATCACGAGGACAACCCGCACAACCAACAGCAGGCGGACAAATGGGACAGGAAACTTCTAGATCTGGAACACAAGAAGCGTTTATTGGTGGACTTCCAAATGTTTTAGGTCAAGCAGCTAGATTTTTACGCACACCTGGCGGACAAATAGGAACGGGCTTACTTGGTGGTATTGGTGCAAGTATGTTAGGCGATTCTTCTCCTAGTATGAGAATTACAAGAAAAATGAAAAGTCAATTTAGATCGGTTTTAAACTTGGCTAATGGTGATTATGCGATGGCTGCTGACATGATAGGTGTTAGTCCTGACTTTTTTATCGCTGTTATGCTTAAAAGGTTTAGAAATGACGGCCCAGTCGTCACAAAAGCTGCTTTAAGAAAAACTAAGACTACAGTCCGAAGACTTAAGTCTATGTGTGACATGTATGACAGTTTACGTCCTACAGCTACAAGAAGACGTGCGCCCATGAAACGTGCAACAACAACATTAATTAAAAACTAGGAGTAAATTATATGCCAATCGTTAAAAAGAAAATCTCAGTCGCGGCAGGAGCAACTTCTGAACAAGTATTAGCTGGAACAACCTATGAATATCTGGATCAAGGAACGCGTCTTGTCCTTGCGGCGGCAGTTGGAACAGCAGGAGCCGCAGGAGCTGACACAACTGTAGACTTTACCGTTAACAATGCAGAATTTGCAAAGGATGCAAGTGTATCGACGTTAGTTACTGGACAACCTTTTGGTTGGAATAACACAGGGTATGTTCTTTCTGATATGGTAACGACGGGTGCA